TTTTTACCAGGATTCAACAAACAGGTTACAGAAACCGGGGCTGAAGGCCAATGGTTTGATGGTGACAATGTTAGATTCAGATACGGTACCCCAGAAAAAATAGGTGGTTGGACTCAGCTAGGTGATGATAAATTAACTGGTGCAGCTAGAGCTATTCATCATTGGGACGATAACGCTGGTATTAAATACGCAGCTATAGGAACAAATAGAATTTTATATGTTTATTCAGGAGGAGTGTATTATGACATTCATCCAATTAGAACTACTTTAACAGGCGCAAAATTTTCAAGTAGCTCATCGTCAACAACAGTTACAGTTACGTGCACTGGTAGTCATGGTTTGGGTGAGAATGATATTGTTATGTTTGACAGTGTAACAGGAGTGCCTGCTGGATCAACTTACAGTAACGCTACTTTTGAAGATCAAAAGTTTATGGTAACTGCTATTCCTACTACAACTACTTTTGAAATTACAATGGCTACTCAAGAATCAGGAACCCCATTAACTACAAGTGATGGTAACAGCACTTCTGTGTTATGTTATTATACAGTAGGACCCGCACAACAATTAGGTGGTTATGGTTGGGGTACAGGATTATTTGGTGGTACAGCTCTTGGGGCCGCTACTACAACTTTAGCTTCTGGTATTAATGACGCTGTAACAGACATTCCTTTAGCTAACTCAGCAGCTTTTCCATCTTCAGGAGAAATTAGAATAGGAACAGAAGACATAAGTTTTACATCTAACGATACTGCTACAAATATTTTAAGTGGAGGAGCAAGAGAAGTTAATGGTACAACTAAAGCATCACATAGTGGTGGCGATACTGTAACCAACATATCTGAATATGTTGCATGGGGTGACCCATCTTCTGCTGACTTTACTATTGATCCTGGTCTATGGGTTCTTGATAACTACGGTACAAAATTAATTGCACTTATATATAATGGAGCTTGTTTTGAATGGGACGCTGCAGCAGGTGCAGCTGTTTCTACTAGAGCCACTATACTAGCTAATGCACCTACAAAATCTAGACATGTTCTAGTTTCTACACCAGATAGACACTTAGTATTTTTTGGTACAGAAACAACAGTTGGAACTGATTCAACACAAGATGATATGTTTATAAGATTTTCTTCTCAGGAAAGTATTGATCAAACAGATTCATACACAGTTAAAGCAAACAACACTGCAGGCACACAAAGACTTGCTGATGGTTCTAAAATTATGGGGGCAATCAAAGGTAGGGATGCAATTTATGTATGGACCGATACTGCATTATTTCTTATGAAATTTGTTGGCCAACCTTTTACCTTTTCATTTGAACAGATAGGAACTAACTGTGGATTGTTAGGAAAAAATGCTTGTATTGAGGTTGATGGTACAGCTTATTGGATGTCTGAAAATGGATTCTTTGCATACGATGGTCAATTAAAATCTTTACCTTGTTTAGTAGAAGACCATGTTTATGATGACTTAAACTCAACTTCAAGAGACTTAGTTAATGCAGGATTAAATAACTTGTTTGGAGAAATTAACTGGTTTTATTGCACGGCTGCGTCTGATGCAATTAACAGGGTTGTAACATATAATTATTTAGACTCTACAACCAAACGTCCTATATGGACAACTGGTACTTTACCACGAGCAGCATGGCAGGATTCTGCTGTTTTTGATAGACCTCATGCCACATACTATAATCCTTCCGATAATGCATCTTACGATGTTACTGGTAATACAGACGGAAGTACTATATATTATAATCAGGAAACAGGGACCGATCAAATTAATGCTGGTGGAGCAGTAACTGCTGTAATTGGTACCATAACTTCAGGTGATTTTGACATTACTCAAAGAACAGCCAGAGGTGGTGGACAAGTTGTAGGTATGCCCGACCTCAGAGGAGATGGAGAATTTATAATGAGAATAAGCAGATTTATACCAGATTTTATTTCACAAACAGGAAACACTCAAGTTAGTTTTACAACTAGAAACTATCCAAATAGTACACCTACAACTACAAACTTTAGTGTTAATTCAACTACTACTAAAAAAGATACAAGACTAAGAGCAAGATCCATTGCATTAAAAGTTGCTAATACAACCAGTAATGAAGATTGGAAACTTGGTACGTTTAGATTAGACATAGCACCAGGAGGTAGAAGATAATGGTAATAGGACCAAGTTTTTATAATCAAGGAGATCAAGATCTATACGCAGGAGGTTCACACTTTTTACCTCAAGAAAAATACAGATTAAGTTTAGGTAATAATAATCAAGTTAATAGATTGGATTTTAGTAATTTATCTAACTCTGGAATAATGTCTCAAGCACAAGTCCCATACCCATATATTTATCCACCAATTAATCAAGATGAAGGTGGAGGTGGTTTTACTGGACCTGCTACAGATAACTCTGGTTTTGATTATGAATCAAAAGCTTACGGTGTAAATGATATGTCAGCAACAGATAAAGGTTTAACTGATGAAGAACAGGAAGCTTTGGACGCACAAATTGCAGGACCGCAGTTGGGTAAATTAGGTATATTAGGTACAATAGGTGGAATGATGATAGCCCCACTTACAACAATAGGTTTTCTTCATCAACGTAATAAAAAAAAACAAAAAGAATTAGAACGAAACACAATAACAGCTGGCATGCAAGCAGATGAAGCAAGAACAGCAGATAGAGCAAGAGCGCAAAATCCAGATGTATATTCAAGAGCTGATGCATTAGGTTTTACAGATGGTAAAGGAGGAGGTTTTGCATCTCAATCTACAGGAACTAATGAAGCTTTTTCTAATGAAACTGGTAGAGGAAGAACTGGTTATTTTTATGGAGGACTAGCAAGTATTTTATAATGGCTAAAATTGTACAATCATTAACAAGAGCTGAAGAAGAATATAGTAGAGCTAACCTACAATCGTTAGTTAGGGATCTTGATGGTGTAATAACAAAATTAAACTCTTCGTTTCAAGACGAAGTTAAACAAGAGATAGAGGCTAAAAGTTTCTTTTTAGATGCGTAATGGCAGTAGTAAATGAATATAAATTTTACGGTAAAACAACTACAGCAGCTGAGTCTGTTGATATGTTGGAACCAGGTGTAAATGAAACAGTAATTGTTAGGTCATTACGAGTTACTAATAAATCAGGATCTAATACACCCACTGTTACTATTAAAAATAATGCATTTGAGATAGTGCATACCCAAACATTAGCAACATCAGCTAGTGTGGAGATATTAACTTTACCCTTAATTTTAGAAGGAGGCACTAAATTATCGTACACTACAGCAGGAACGGTGTCTGATGGCGTTGTTTTTGGTATAAGCTATCTTAACATTAAAAAGGAGAAAACAGACTAATGGAATTAAAAGAAGCAGAAGTACAATTAACCTATAGAAATAAGAAAACTGGAGAGACTTTTAAAGA